TCCTTGGGGGTACCGTGACGAATCTTTTTGCGGAAAAAACCTGAGCGAGCTTATAAATACATCCGGTGTGGAGGGACGGCACATTCTGGCACAGTATGTCATAATATTTGAGGATGCAGGACCCTGATACAACTATATGCATAACGCATGTATATAGAGGAGGAGTAAAATGGCAGTAAGTGAAGAGGCATTTGAAGAACTTAAGGATGCGTTCGAAGAGTACCGCCTCCAGACCGAAGCTAACATTCAGTACCTGAATCAGATCATCCTACGCCACAAGCACAGCCTTAAAGAAGGCAGAGCTTATGACCCCAGCAAGAACCTGTAGCAACTGCAATGAAGAGATCAAAGGTCATGGTAACCTAAGAACTTGCCGAGCCTGCCGGGTAGGTCCGTTACTCCGTACCTGTCGTGACTGTCCAGCTCTCATCCCACGCTCTCGCAGAATCTGCGATGTTTGTAAGGAGAGAGTAAAGGCTACCCGTTCCGTGTATACTAGAGAGATACAGGACAGAGAACGAAACGCCAGAATAGCCGAGGCCCAACGTCTTAACGAAGAGGCCCGGAGACGGAGACAGAATGGCAACCAAACTTAGAGTTCCCGAGGGAGCCAACGAAAGAGCGGCTAAACTCTGGACATCAATCTACAAGAGCTACTCTGAGGATCTGTCCGACAGCCAGGTGGAACTGATGCACCGGCTGGTGGAAGTTATCGGGGTTGCTGATGATGCCCTAGCCGAACTTAAGACTGACGGACTCACCTTCATTGATAAGTCGCTCCAACCTAAAGAGCATCCTTGCGTGAAGATCGCCAAGGAATTCATCGCACTAGAAAAGGCAATCCTAACCGCCCTATACCTAGATGAGTATGAAGACGATGAGCCTATCTAGAGAATGCATGACGTGCTGCCCACTGGACAGCATCCCTGTATGGGCAACCGGATTCCGATACGCCACGCCGCTTAACTCTAAGCACGTAGGTGCATATTTCGGAACACTCCTGTCACATAAGGTATGGCTGGAGGGGAAACGGGTATACGGTATGGAAGAGGCCCTAGGCAGTACAGCAGGTGGTGAGCCTAGTTGGGTGCAGGTATGGGACACAGACCATAATGGAGACTTCATGATCTGTGGTGGTCCTACCGGAATACAGCTACACTTCCAAACTCGCTTAGACCGTGGCTTCGTTCAGGTACGGAAGATCTAGTGGGGCGCTCGACTAGCCGCACGAGACGCAGAACAAAACGCAACAAGGGCGTTGGCACCAGCAAGAGTAGCCGTTGGTTCAACACGAAGCTTCAGCTACTAAGCCCCACGCCCAGAGACAGAGCAGACTGGTCCAAGGTCAGAGAAGATGTCTGGGACCTGTGGGCAGAGACTCCTAAGGAAGACAGACCTGAGGGTAGTAAGCTAGCTCCGGTAGCAGCTATCGTGCTGGACTGGAGAGGACATTATGGTCCCGTCTTCGATGAGAGAGGACGAAGAATCGATCTCTCTATTGAGAAGATCGAAGAGTACGAAGAACTAGCAGGAGAAGGGTTCTCAGAATGTAAGGAATCTCTTCTAAAGATTATATCGATTGGGAGAATCTAATGGACGGAGCAGCGTTAGGGACATTGATCTCTGGTATCGGTGGTCTTTTTCTTGGTGCCTTTGCATTACTGAGATCATGGAAACAAGAAGCGGATAGAGTCGCCTTGATTAGAAGTACAGCCGCAGTACAGGAAAGTTCATCAGCATCAGCGGTAGGGCTCAAGTATCTGCAAGAAGCACTAGCTGCATTGCAGAAGGAAGCCATCCGTCAAGAAGGCCGTATTGGAGAACTTCTCCAGCGGTTGAAGGACGCTGAACAGAGACACAAGAGTGAGATGGCAGACCTAGAAGCTAGATACCGTGCTGAGATCTCACAACTGAAGCGCAGATTGGAAGAGAATGAGTAGAAGAACTCGTATCAAGATCTGGCTAAAGGTTATCCTTAGTGAGATCATTAGCAAGCCAATCACTTACCTTGCCGGTCTGTTAATAGGTTTATCCCTGTTGCTATCGGCTGTCACAGCCAATCAAAGCCTAACACTGTCACGCAGAGTTGAATCAGAAGCCCTACAGCGTAGGGAAGATGCTTGTGCGTACGCACAGTACCAAGCAGACCGTGAGAAGCAAGCCTTGATCAGAACTGTCACTCGTCTGATCACATCCGATAATCTTCCTCTAATCGTTGAGGTAATCAACGAAGAGTATGATAAACTACCCCCATCGACTGCATGTCTAGATCAGATCCCTGATGTGACAGGAAGCACTGAAGTTCCACAATAGAAAACGAGGGAGTACGGTCCCGATGCTAGAGCAAATCTTCTTACTACTTAATGGCTTAGCACTTGCTATTGGTGTAGGTATGGTAGCATCGGATCGACCAGCAGGGTGGCGGGTATCTGTAGCGGCTGAGACTTCTTGGCTCATCTGGGTTGTAGTGTCCGGGCTGTGGGGGCTCCTACCATCGGCAACAGCTTTGCTTGTAATGAACATCCGTGGCTGGTACCTTCACCGTAAGAACAAGGCTGTGACAGTTGCCACAGTCCTAGATGTACTAACAATAGAAGAAACTCCACAGAGAGTATTGAACAAGGTTTAGCTTTGAGTCAAGATGATCGCTGGAGACCGGAAGATACAGACGGACCCAAACCTATATGCTTAAGAGTAGTAAACGATGAGATCTGCTTCAAGTCGGGTTACCACTACTGTAACCCACGAGGTATACGATTCGTAAAGTTCTGTGCGACGTATTTGCAACACTACGCCGGCCCACTAGCCAGAACTCCGTTCATTCTTGAAGATTGGCAACGTGAAGAGGTATGTCTGCCAATCTTTGGTGAAACCAAGTGGTCAGACGACTGGCAGCAATACGTACGCCGCTACAGAGTAGCCTACTACGTTGTAGCCCGTAAAGCTGGAAAGTCTAACCTCGCCGGAGCCTTTGCGCTCTACCTCCTACTAGGAGACGACGAGGAGTCCGGACAGCTATTCAGCGGTGCTCTCGACAAGGATCAGGCCGCTAAGGTGTTCGAGCCAGCAGTTAGAATGACTGCATTGTCTCCTGAGCTTAGTGACAGAATCAAATTGAACAAGGCAGTCAAGAGCCTAACAGATGAGGCAACTAACTCGGTCTATCGTGTAATGGCTGGAGATTTCGCTGGTGAGCTTGGCCACATTCCGCACGCCTTCATCCTTGACGAGGTTCTGTCACAGAAGGACCGTAACCTGTGGGACGCAATGCGTTCGGCAGCCGGTACTCGTGCACAGGCACTGTTCATCGCCCTAACCACCGAGACCAACGACGACGCATCATTCGGCGCTAAGATGATTGATGAAGCTGAGAAGATCCAAGACAACCCTGAGCGTGCGCCACACATCTTCTCATGGGTACGCAAGACTCCAATGAACACAGACCCGTGGAACGAAGCTAACTGGTACCACGCTAACCCAGGATTGGGGACATTCAAATCGCTAGAGGAAATGCGAAGCATGGCGACGGAAGCAAAGGAAAACCCCGAACAAGAAAACTCCTTCCGCCAACTTCAGTTGAATCAGAGAGTACAGCAGGTCACTCGTTGGATGCCGATGGTTCGCTGGAACCAAAATATCGGGATGTTAAGCGAAGACGATTTAATCGGCCGAGATTGTTTCGGCGGACTCGACCTGGCAAGTACTACTGACTTGGCTTCCCTGGTATACATCTTCCCTGATCCGGAAGAAGAGGGATTCTACGATGTACTGCTAAGAGCTTGGATGCCAGAGAACATGGTAGTCAATCTTGACAAAGCAACTGGTGGAGCAGTCTCCGGGTGGATACGAGACGGACACCTCATTGCTACGGCAGGAGATTGGATCGACTACTACGGTGACGAGACAGACGGAATCTCCTACAACGATATCCACACTGCACCTGACGGACTAGCCATCCATCCCCAGATTACCAAGGATGCCAAGATATTCAACATCAAGGCAATCGGGTATGACCAGGCACAGGCCACGGCTACCGCCCAGCACATGCAGTCTCTAGATCTTCAGATAAAGCCCCTTATTCAGGGTTACGGCGTATCCCCCGCTTTGAAGGAGATCATGCGTCGGGTTAAGGCAGTCAAGTTCCGAGGACTAGATAACCCAGTCTTCCGTTGGGCTGCCGATGCTGTAGAGGTTCGTAGAGATACACAAGAAAAGATCATGATCGTCCGTCCGGACCGTGGAGCTTCAAAGAAGCGTATCGACCCCATCGCAGCACTTGCCGATGCGGTACGCATGGAGCAAGTCTACGAGCCGGAGGAAGAAGAAACTAATCCGTTCGAAACGGTATTCTAAAGGAGTTACTTATGGAGTACGGAGACGCTGTCGTATGTGGCACGCATAGGTGTAACGATGAAGGCGATGTACTAGTTATCTGGCAATACAGTGAGACTAACGTATACCTAAAACAGGGACGGCTATTACAATAGCATCTGATCAACAAATTACATACTAAAGTTCAAGGGGAGCAAGGACCGCAACCTAGGATAGTGCGGCAGCCTTCTGACGCTGTGCACAGTCAGCTACTTTCCACCATCTAACCAAAACAGAGAAATATCTCATAGCCTTGAAAGGACACAGAGATGCATACAGTACACACACCAGCTAACGAATTACGCCCTGGTGACTATGTCGTCATGGGAAACGGATCATTTGCGCTACCACGAGTGTTCGTGGTCGTCGGATGTACTAACCGTGATGGAGATTGGTACATCGATTGGTATCACCCAGGTAATGCAAGTCGTGAAGAACTTCCTGAGGAACATCGGGATCTTGTTCCGGCGATGGGTATTGGTAAGTTATCTCGATATCCGATGCGTAACTTTGACGGTGATTACTGCAAGCTTCCGAAGCTTGTAGGCGCCGGTGCTGTTACAGACAACAAGGTGCCAGTATACAAAGCGGGCACGAACTCCGGATTCATCAGCCACAACGAAGCCAGAGTTCGTAATGGTTTTCTAGCTGAACTCGGATGGCTGGCAAAGACATACTCTTAAGAAACGAAATCTCCAGGCATGAACGAATGCAGAATCTCTGCATCCTTGTCACGCACAACCCACGCACACGAGACAACATTATTCTCAACCATGTCCGAAGCCACGCTCCGGGCAATGATCTGAGATATCTTAGGCTCGCTAGCAGTCATGTTGAGCAGCTCTCCATCTGGTCCGTAAGTCTCGGTCACGATGGTGTAGGTAGCGGTTCTCATTTCAGGTTCTCCATGACAGCAGAGTTAGCAGCAAGAGCTGCATCGATTAGAGCGATGATCTCGTCAATCTTAGACATTTGCATTCTCCAGATCTCGAACGTCTCGCTTAAGCTCATCAATAATAAATAGTGCCTGTTCTAGCTTGTGCTCCAGATCGTCTACACGATCTTGCAGCCGAAGCAGGTCGTACTCTGAGGCGTTTTCCATGTCTCGTACTATACACCCTACACCCCAGGATGTCAAGTGAAGAATAAATTACTCTCAGTAATAGAATTCCTAGCAGGTCTTGCTGGCACAACGCTACGTGTGCTGTCCAACAAGACTGTCGTGAAAGCCTTTGCTGTGCTTGCAGGGGTTGCGTTGCTGACATCGTTCTTCTATGACGTCTACCCTCCATCCGCAAAGGCGTTCCTCGGAATTGTCTTCCTCCTATCAGCATGGGATGCCAATAGATAATGGGATTATTCTTCAACAGAGGTGCAGGTTCTGCACCGGTAGATGCCAGATCAACGTCTGACCTATGGACAGATCAAGTCTTCCGACGCATCACGCCTAACACCGGCATCCGAGTAGACCAGCATACCGCCCTGACACACAGTGCCGTGTATGGTTGCGTAGATCTAATTGCCGACATCGTATCAACCTTCCCGGCGCACAGATACAAGGAAAATGCTAAGGGTGGTAAGACTATGCTACCTAAGAAGGATACGATCATTGATTCTCCATCAGAAATATTTGACGACGTCAACTGGCGTCGTCTTATTGTTATCTGTTGGCTACTGCGTGGGTATGCAGCAGGTCTTGTTACAAAGAAGATGGTAAAGAACCGTAGACCTACTGCCGAGAAGATTGAACTCATCCACCCGGACAGAGTCACCTTCTATCGTGCCCGCCCAGATGATCCGATCGAATACCGACTAGACGGACATAAGACTGCACTATGGCCTAGAGGCAAACTATGGATAGGTAATGGCAAGATGATGAACCCGAACGATCCTGTCGGACGCTCGGTTATCGAATTCGCTTCATCTGATATTGGTCTTGGTCTCCATGCTCGCAAGTTCGGTAAGGATTGGTTCGCAGGTGGCGGACATCCTACCTCGTTGCTGAGAAACGACAAGTCGATTAGCAAGGTTCTACCTGAAGGTATGACGGCTGAAGACGGTGCCCGCAGAATCCGTGAGCGTTTCCTGTCATCCCTACATACAGGTGAGCCTGTAGTTCTGTCCGATGGCTGGGACTACGAAGCCATTCAGATCAAGCCAGACGAGAGCCAGTTCCTAGATACCATTAACGCTAACCAAGTTCTTATCTGCAACTTCTTCCGTGTACCACCATCGCTATTCGGAGCATCGTCCGGAGACGGTGGGGCTATTACGTACACCAACATGGAAGATAAGGGTCTGGACCTATTGAAGTTCACGATGCAACCATGGGTTACCCGTATGGAAAAGGTACTGAACACATTGCTTCCCGATAATGAATTCATCAAACTGAACCTTGACGCCCTACTTCGTACTGACACTAAGCGTCGTTACGAGACATACACTTCGGCTGTTAAGACAGGCTGGTTCAACAACAATGAGGTTCGTGAACTTGAGGACCTAGAACCAGTTCAGGGTCTGGACCAGTACCTATGGCCACCAAACCGTGCCAACATGTCTCTAGAAGAGATGGCTGGTGACCCAGACGAGGGCGAGAACGATCCAATTAACCCTCCTACACTAACAGTACCTAAGCCTAACAAGAACCTTGTAGGCGCCGCAGAAGCGGAAGCAGAAGCGGAAGCAGAAACCCCTAAAGAAGAAGCCCCTAAGGAAGATCCTAAGAAAAAGAAGGATAAGAAATAATGTCGCATGATATTGTAATCCTATCCGGTGATGATGACGATGATGATGAACTAGATGGTTGCGCTCTAGATTTCACCGATGAAGATTTCATCATTGCTGAAGATGACGTGGACTACCTAGTCCTATTCGCTGATGTGCTTGGATCTAGTGATGCAACGCTAGAGCAGCGCAAGCAAGAGTATAAGTCATTATTCGAATCCTACATTGAAGATGCAGGTGACGAATAATGGCTAGAGATCTTGGATTAGCAAATAGAATTAGAGCTAAGGGTGTCAGAGTTGTAGAAGTCGCCGGCTGGCAGACTCGTGGATCATCGACGTTTGCTCCACGAGGATCTGTCAATCACCACACAGCAGGACCAAAGAGCGGTGCAACACCATCCCTGAACATATGTATTAATGGGCGTGCAGGGCTGTCTGGTCCGTTATGTAACGTGTATCAGTCTCGTGACCCTAGTGGTAACGACATTGCATACATCGTAGCATCCGGAAGAGCCAACCACGCAGGTAAGGGCGGCTGGAGAGGACTTACCGGCAACTCGTCCATGCATGGACTAGAGATTGAGCACCCTGGACTGACGGACGTTCCTGTCCACCGTCTAGAAATCGCTGCCCGTATTCAAGCAGCCTTCCTAGAGTTTTCCAGTCGTGATGCCAACCTATGTTGCCAACACTTTGAATGGACTACACGAAAGATTGACTTCAACCGTCTAGCTCCATTCACTCCTAACTCTTTCCGTGATCGTGTGCGTTTTTGGATCGGACGCACATCCGGGTCAGCCCCGGCACCAGTACCCGCTCCAAAACCTACTCCAGTACCACTACCCCCAATTGATGAAGAAGAGGATGAAATGATTGTATTACTAGCACCAGGTAAGCCACCTCGTGTGATCTTCGGAGGCCGTCAATTCGGTTTCCGTGATCAGACACAGTGGGCCAACTTCCGCTGGGGCGTTGCAGCCGCAGGTAAGAAGCTTGTTGAGTGGAAAGTATCTGTTAACCAGTACGACTACATGATCAAGCAATACCCAGGAAGCTAACCAAGATGCCTTGGCATGTAAGCTCAGACCACGAAGAATGTTCCGGCTATGCCGTTGTCAAAGATAGTGACGGCTCTGTAGCAGGATGCCACGATACTAAGGCTAAGGCCGAGGCACAACTAAAAGCCCTATACGCAAATGAACCAGAGGAGAACAGCATGTCTGTTACCGAAAATAGTAATACGGAAGTAGCAGCCGATGTTGATGCTCCAGAAGTTGGAGCAGCTGCGGATACTGCTATTACCCGTGAAGATGAAGAACGCAAAGATGACGCACTTACTGAAGAAGTAGTTAAATCTACTGATTCCGGAGAAGCGTCTAAGTCCGATGCAGCAGCCAATGGCACTCTTCGTGAGGAAGAAGCAGAAGAGGAAGACGGAGAACGTGCGTTTAAGCCTTTCAAGAAGAAAGGTGAGGATGACGAAGAGGAAGATCCTGACGAAGACGAGGATGAGGATGAAGAAGACCCTAAGAAGAAGGGTAAGGGCAAGTTCAAGCCTTTCCAGAAGAAGTCTTCTGATGAAGTAACCGCTGAAGAGCGTATCTGTAACGTACCTATTGCATCCCGTGAAGTTACGGGTAAGGCTAAGAAGGACCATAGAAACCTTCCTACCGAAGTTATCGACCGTCTAAAGGAAAACAACTCCGATGTAGGTGTTGTGGACTCCGCAGGACGTGGCCTATTCGAGCTACGTTTCCGTCCAGAGTTCCGCACCAACGATGACGGTACAGCATCTGTACACGGTTATGCCACAGTGTACGGACACCGCTACGACGTAGCCGGTGGGCCACCTTACGGATTCACAGAGACAATCAAGCGTGACGCTGCAAAGCGTTCAGTAGAACAGCGTGACGATGTTCGTCTACTTGTGAACCACGACGGTATCGCACTAGCTCGTACCCGTTCTGGTACGCTTCGCCTAGAGTCTGACGATACCGGCCTGTACATTGAGGCCACCCTGGACGTACAGCGTTCACCTCTTGCTCAGTCTCTGTTCTCTGCTATGGACCGTAAGGACATGGACGAGATGTCATTCGCCTTCAAGGTTCTTGATGACGAGTGGGATGACGAGTACTCGGATCGCTCCATCAGCGAGGTAATGCTTTACGACGTTTCTATCGTAACTTACCCTGCTAACCCTGCTGCACTTGCTTCTCTTAAGAAGGAACGTAGTGCGGATTCTGAGGAAGTAGTAGTCGAAGAGACAGAAGAGCGTGAAGAAACAGTCCATTCAATCGATCTGTTCACAGCTTCAGCACTTCTGCTGGAGCTTGACGAACAGCTAGAGAAGTAGGCAGAAGTTGGATACGGCAACTTCCGTTTACATTTACAGGGACACCATCGGACAGCCCCTTAACGTAGGCATCACAGCCCGAGGACTCCGAAGACAACACGAGTTTGCGGAGTCTAAGGTCTGGTGGCCGTTAGTGGCAACCTGTCAGGTGATGCATTGTGCTACTCGTGAAGAGGCAATTGATATCGAGCAAGAGCTACTAGATCGTTTCCATCCTCCGTTCAATTCTGAGGATAAGCGAATGGCTCTTGCTAGATACTATGGCTGCTCCCCGGTTGTAGAAATGAAACCGCACGCTGAAGTAAGACGACGTAGACTCCGCTGGAGAACTCTTCCTATGGCTATGCGTTCTACTGTTAAGTGTGTTCAGTGTGATGATCGTCTAGCGTTAGAACTACTAGACGGTGACTGTGGCTTATGTCACACAGCACTGAAGACAGCTAAGATCAGCGGTAAGCGTCAAGATGGACGTGAGTGGGGAGAAATAACCTCAAAAATAAAGAAATAGCTATAACGAGGTTGTTTTTTCAGTAAGTTTATGATATAATGTTTTCATGATAGTCACTGACTATCTTATAGTCTAAAAACGAATATTCCGAGCCATTGTATGCTTCGCCGGTTCCCCCGTAAGACGATGCACTGCGCCTGTTGAAGAGGTTCCCCCTCTTGCGGATGTTGGAAGACAAATTCCCAACTAACCCTTTAATAGGAAAGCAGAAAATGATGATTGATGAAATTCGTGAGCAGATTCAGAAGCTCCTTGACGAGAGAGACGCTAAGTACGCCGAATCTCGCAAGCTTCTAGCTACTGCCGTTTCGGAAGCTCGTTCAATGAACGACGAAGAGACAGAGCAGTACAAGACAGTGCGTGCAGAAGCTGACAAGCTTGATGCCCGTGTACAGAGTGAACTAAAGCCAGCTCTTGCCGATCTTGAAGCCGACGAGGCCCGTGACGAAGAGCGTAAGCAGTTCGCTGCTACGGTAACTCCAGCCGCTAAGACTGGTGCCGCAGCTCAGGTTCATGTAACCTCAGAGCCTTCTCCATACGATGAGCGTTCTAGCCACAGCTTCTTCATGGACGCTGCCATGGTATCCCGTGGTAAGGCTTCCCGTGACCAGCGTGAGCGTTACGAGCGTCATGAGAATGAAGTTCGTGCCGACAACGTTACCGGAGACTTCTCGTCTCTAGTCGTGCCTCAGTACCTACCAGAGAAGTTCGCTCCTAACCTTTCAGCAGGTCGAGTAACTGCTGACATTATTGCGAACGAGCCTCTTTCGGACGAAGGTATGGTCTTCACCCTACCTCGTGCAACTCAGAGCACTGTTGTAGCCGCTCAGTCCGGTGAAAACACTCAGGTTGCTAGTCAGAGCTACGACACAGAAGACCTAGTATTCCACCTAGAGACATACGCCGGTCAAGTAGACCTGTCGCTACAGTCTCGTGAGCGTGGACGTAACATCGACTCTATCCTCTACAAGGACCTGGCCAGCCAGTACGTTGTAAAGGTTAACGCCGATGTTATCAACGGTCCAGGACACAACGTGGGCAAGCGCCACCTTGGTATCCTTCAGACAAGCGGTCGTGCAACGGTGACATGTTCAGTGTCTACCGGTGTAGGAATCGTGCGTAAGGTTCACGAAGCTCTAAGCGTTGTGAACACCCGCCGTCTAGAAGGCGCCGACGCTGTGGTCATGCACCCAGCTCGTTGGAACTACCTACTATCCTCAGTTGATGGTAGCAACCGCCCACTAATGGGTCTAAGCGATTCTGTTCCGCAGAACGTTTGGGGCCAGGGTGACGCCAACAAGGTTAACGTAGTTAGCCCAGTTGGTTCCATCGGTGGAGTGCCAGTTTACACTGATGCTCTTGTGCCTAACACACTATCGCTTGGTACCACTGGTGCCGACGAGGACGTAATTATGGTCCTTAAGCGTGACGACATCATCCTGTTCGAAGAGAACAGACTGCCACGTCGTTGGGAATTCGAGCAGACTCTTGGCGGAACGCTGGCTATCAAGCTAGTTATCGCAGGATTCAGCTCCTTCACTGCTGGCCGATACCCACAGAGTATCGCAGTTGTGCAGGGTATCGGACTTAGAACTCCGGTATTCGGATAATCCCTTCTAACATAACTTCATAGAGCTGGGGACCGGTGCCCCTGGTCTCCAGCTCTTAGTTTTGAAAGGAGGGGCGTAGTATGGCTATTCCCTCAGGATTAAGTGGTCAGTTCGGTTTCCGTGAGGAAACTACATACGGTACAGCAGTTACTGCTAACCGTTTCGTTCAGCTAGTTGACGAGTCAGTACAAACTGAGATTGAAAGACTAGAGAGCAGCTCTATCATTGCCGGTGCACGTGTTATGCGTAGCTCGCAATGGACAGCTTCGATTCACCGCTCAGAAGGCGACATCGGGCTTGAGCTGATGGACGGAACAGTTGGTCTATTCTTCAAGCATATGATGGGTACAGTTGCTTCTACCTCTTCAGGTGGCGGCGCTCCGTTCTCACATACGTTCGACGTAGGCCCATTAACTGGTAAGTCTTTAACCGTTCAGTTCGGTCGTCCAACTCGTACAGGTGTGGTAGTTCCATTCACCTATGCGGGTGTCAAGATTCAGTCATGGGAAATCGGTCTTAGTGCCGGAGAAATCGCAACACTCGGTCTAACCGTTGTTGCACAGTCTGAAACTTACAACCTTACTGATACAACAGGGCCATATGCTCTACAGGTTGCTTCGTACAACCCTACAGACAAGCCTTTCACCTTCGTGGACGGTTCACTGTCAATGGGTGGTTCGGATCTCTGCGTTCGTTCGGCAACTATCTCAGGTGAAAACAACCTGGATACCGACAGAACTTGCGTAGGGTCTAGAGAAATTCTAGAGCCTCTTGAAGCTGACCTTCGTGAGTACACTGCTGAATTCGAAGTTGAGTTCGGTCAGAACGGTCAAGCAGGCGAAATGGTTCTGTACGATCGCTACGTAAACGGTGATGAAGCTACGCTTGTTCTCCGTCTAGAAAGCGAAGACGGAACTCGTAGCCTAACGATCTCAGGTAACCTGAGAACAGACGGCGAGACTCCAACTATCGGTGGTCGTGAAATGTTAACTTATAGCTTAAGTGGCAAGTTTTTAGGTACTACCAATGACACCACTGCACTACAAATGTCATTCGTGAGTGCTGATTCTACACCATAAATCACTTTAGATATACACACTAAAATCATATAGCCTCTAGCTCGCAGCCGTATCCTGTGGGCTGGAGGCTTTATGTTTAATAAGATAATGAAATGCAGAAACCAGCAATTCAGTGGAATCACGAAACCCACCTAAACTCGTATTACAACTAGAACACAGAATTCCTCTCACGCATTTACCACAACTTTTACGCCCCGGACAACATTTTCGGTCATGATCTATAGCCAAATCTCTGCCGTTAATGTGTGGTTTAGTTTGACATATAGCACAACTATTGTTTTGAGTCTTTAATATTTCATTATACTCTTTATTAGTTAACCCATAATTACATTTTCTAACAGACTCTTTAGCTGCGAGTCGTCCTTCCTCAGTTTTTCTAGTTACCCTAGCCCGATTTTTAGCTGAAATTTTCTGTCTTTGGTGGTAATCAGGATTATTTTTGGTATAATGCTTAGAGTATTGATTGACGCAAATTCTACATCTTAATGCTCCCTTGTTGTCAACTCTGAGTGTGTCCTCGTTAAATTCGTGACCCTTATTACATCTTTCGGGTATAGATCGTCCAACGGATGTCCGTCTATTGATCATTTCTTCATAAGATAATTTTTTCGGCATAACTATTAGTATACCACACGCCTGATACGGAGGCAAGTTTTATGGAAATTAAAATGGCACAAGTGAAGGACAATCCAAACCGTCCTTCGATAGATGACAACTTTGAGATTCCTCGGGTTAAAGTAGATCTGCTCTATCCGACATCAGAGCGAATTCATGTGTATACGCACCAAGCCCTGACTAAGGCATACAATCACGATGCCACGTCCGGCTGGAACCTTATGGGTTCTGAGCACGCTCGATTCAGTGGTGCCAACATCTCAAAGGCTCGCAACGAGCTGGTAAGCCTGTTCCTTCAGGGTGATGCCGAATGGGCTATGTTCTTGGACACCGATATGGTGATTTCCGATGATACTATCGCACGTTTACTTCTAGCAGCAGAAGTGTCCGGCGCCGATGTAATTAGCGGACTCTGCGTGATGATTGGTGCAAGCGGACCAATCCCCACCATCTACGAGTTCGGAAACTTCAGTGCAGGCGAAGTTACCAGAGTAGCATTCGACTACCCAGACAAGGCCATCCTTCAGGTAGCAGCTACCGGAACAGCCTGTCTTATGGTGAAGCGAGAAGTCTTTGAGACTATCGCTGCCGCCCATCCTAACAACCCATACCCGTGGTTTCGTGAAGACGTCATCAACGGTGAGTGGATCAGCGAGGACATCTACTTCTGTCTTCAGGCTAACTCCTTTGACCATCCCGTGTTCGTGGACTGTAATACACCTGTAGGACACGCCAAGGGTTCTCGTGTGTGGATGCCGGAAGATATCCGCAAGGAATCTAGTATGCCGGATCAACATAACGTTGTTGTCATCCCTGTGAAAAACAAGCTTAAGATGACAAAGGATCTCGTAGCACAGCTCCGTGAACAAGACGAGACTGACGAAATCATCATCGTTGATAACGGTAGTGGTAAAGAAATGCGAAACTGGCTCTCATGCCAGGACGACATTACCGTTCTCGATATGCCAGATGCAGGTATTCACGAGATGTGGAATGCTGCTACTAACACGGTAACAGCACTTAGTCAGAAGCGTAACATAAACGTTACGTTCTTGAATAATGATATTGTCATCGGAGATAACTTCATTTCTAACATGGCTAAAGCTCTCCGCTCCTCAAAGGGTCTTATGGCAGTCTGTGCCAACTATGACGGACGAGAGATCAGTGATCTCTATGAGACAACTGCCGACATCTGTGCTGCTCGATACGACGGTACAGGAGGCTTCGCCGGTTTCGCATTCACTGTTAAGGTAGAATGGTTCCACTCCGGTTATGCCTTCCCTGAAGAGTGCAAGTGGTGGGGTGGAGACAACGACCTTGTCAACATGATCACTGTTGTTGCCAAGGGAACTGTTGGAATCTCCCGTGACGCCACCGTAGTCCACATTGACGGCGGAAGCCTAACAGCCGGAGATCCTGCGTGGTCCAAGTTCAAGGAACAGACTACGAAGGATATGGAAGCTCTAGCTAAGCGCTGGGAAGGCATCATGTCCGAGATAGCAAAGTCACAGGAACCCAGCAATGAAGAAGGCTAAGATCGGCCTAGCCTATATCTCTGATCGTGAAGATCGGTACCTGCCGCAGTGTAAAGCATCTGTCGAGCAGCACTTAGATTATCCGTTCGTAGCCACTACGGTTATTGACGATCGACACCACAGGCTAGGTCTCGCCGGAGCTGCTAGAGCAGCATGGCAGTGGGCGGTAGAACAGGACGTAGATTATCTCTTTCACATGGAAGAGGATATGCTCCTTGTCCGAGACGTTGACATACAAGAGATGGTTGACGTGCTCGTGAACAACGTCGAGCTTGCTCAGGTTATTCTCCATCGTCAACCCTGGTCTGGCGATGAACACAGGGTAGGAGGCGTTATGCAGCGGATGGGTGCAGAACCTAAGGATTGTAAGTCTTGTGACCTACGTTGGTCCACCCAGAAATTTATCTTCTCTCTGAACCCCTGTCTTATTCCTCGTGACGTCCTAGAGATCGGATGGCCAGATGACAACGAGGCAGGGATCACCCAGACCCTACTAGGTATGGGATATGAGTTCGGATTCCTAGGTCATCCTACGGATGAGCCATACGTTAACCACATAGGCAGTACGAGAGGCGACGGATGGAAGCTGTAAGAAAACTTCCGTCTAAGATCTCTGTACTAGGTGCCGGCCCCCATGGACAACAGCTAGCCGCTATACTGAGAAACCGTGGAGTAGATGCCAGACTCTATGACGATGAGCAGCCATCTTGGAA